CGGGGCAAGAAAAGTTTCTTCTTCAGAAAGAGATGACCAAGCCGATAGACTTAACAATGGGCTGCTACCAGACCCGTATGAAGATTTTTTTGACGGATTGAGGAAACATGGAAGATAACAGAATGACGCATATAGAAGACACCGAGGTTCTGGGTGAAATTGATGACATTAATTATTTTGGCTTTGAGACATCTGTTGTAAATGATGACCCATTTGCTAAAGTAAATTTTAATAATCTTTCTACGAAGATGAAAAGAAAAGCTCAACGGTTAGCTAAAAAATATGAAGGCATTGATGGCGTATCTACAAAATATATTGATCCTGAAACGCTTGATGGCTATTCCCTTTATGACATAGTAAACCCCCCATACGATTTGGATACATTGGCGGGTCTTTATGATTCTAGCGCTGTTCATAACGCTTCTGTTGCTGCAAGAGTTATGAATACAGTTGGTTTGGGTTTTGAGTTTATTGAAACATTAAAAGCAAAAAGAAAAATTGAAAAAGCGTCTAATGATCCTGACAAACTTGCAAAAATTCGTAAAATGCTTCAAGATGAAAAAGAAAGACTTGAACAAATTTTTGAAGATACCAACAAGGAAGAAACTTTTCTTGAAACAATGGTAAAAGTTTGGCAAGATGTTCTTACCATTGGAAATGGTTATTTAGAGATTGGTCGTAATAACTCTGGCGAGATTGGATACATTGGTCATATTCCTGGCACCTTAATGAGAGTTAGGCGTAAACGGGATGGTTATGTGCAAATTGCTAGAAGTAATAAAATTTCAGCGGTTTTCTTCAGAAATTTTGGTGACTCTGAAACAGAAGACCCAATTAATACAGATTTTAACCCTAATGAAATTATTCATTTCAAAACATATTCTCCTAAAAATACTTACTACGGTATTCCCTCTGCTGTTTCTGCAGCATCTGCTATTGTTGGTGACAAGTTTGCTAAAGAGTACAATATTGATTATTTTGAAAACAAAGCTATTCCTCGTTATGCAATTGTGCTTAAAGGGGCAAAACTTAGCAATAAATCAAAACAAGAATTGATTAATTATTTTAGAAAAGAAGTAAAAGGTCGCAATCATGGTACTTTGGTTATTCCTCTACCTGCATCAATTGGTTCGGATAGCGATATTCGTTTTGAAAAACTAGAGGCCGGTATACAAGATGCTTCTTTTGACAAATATCGTAAATCAAATAGAGATGAAATTTTAGTTGCTAATAGAGTCCCTGCTCCAAAAGTAGGAGTATATGATAACGCTAACCTTGCAGTATCAAGAGATGCTGATAAAACATTTAAGATGCAGGTTATTGGCCCTGATCAATCTGTTATTGAAAAAAGATTGAATAGAGTAGTTCATGAATTTAGCGATTTGCTTATTATGCAGTTTAAACGCATTGACTTGATTGATGAAGATATTCAATCTAGAATTAATGATAGATATTTGAGAACAGAAGTTATTTCTCCAAACGAGGTTAGATCATCTCTTGGTCTTACTGAGAGAACTGATGGAGATGTACCTTTGCCGTTCCCAACAAAAATTAAGAAAGAACAATCTGGGCCAGGGGCTCCGGTTGGAAATTCTAATAATATATCTTCTCAGCCAAGAAACGCTCGCTCTGATACACCGGAAGGTTCTTCAGACCCACGAGCATCTGGAGACCAAGCTGAGAGGGGCGAAGTACAAGATACCACAGGAGGTTCTGAATGAGTTACGAACATGGAATAGTTTTTTCCAATACAGCTGCAACTAGCACAAGCGGCACAGGCGGAGTTGTTTCTTTGAATACACACACTAGCTGTATTCATTTTTATAACACACATGCAACCACAGCGGCAACCGTTAAATTAAATGACGGTCCACATCAAGTTGTAATACCTGCAAAAGATAGCGGTGGGGGTTATGTTGAAATTGAAGGTGATTACACCAAGTTTCAAATTATGACTGCTGGCGTTACTTTAGCAGTCTATGCAGTTGCATAATTTGCTTGTATTAAAATAATACAATATACTGTAAGATACAATATATGAATAACCTTAACTTCTCTTTCCCTATCAGTATGATCAAGAAAGAACAACGCATTGTTTCTGGTATTGCAACTGCTGATAATGTTGATAAATCTAACGATATAGTAGACTTTGCTGCTTCTGAAATTGCATTTAAAAACTGGCAAGGTAACATTAGAGAGATGCATGCCCCAATTGCTGTTGGTAAAGCAATTAGCTATAAGCCAATTAAAATGAAAGATGCTGATGGGAAAGAATATAATGCTATTGAAGTAGAAGCTTATATTTCTAAAGGAGCTGAAGCAACTTGGCAAAAAGTTCTTGATGGCACTCTTCGTGCTTTTTCTATTGGCGGAAAAATTATGAAAAAAGAAATACTTGCTGGCAAGCTTCATAACAACCGACCAATTAATATCATCAAAGAATATGAACTGGGTGAATTAAGTCTTGTTGACAACCCAGCTAATGCTCTTGCAACAATTGATCTTGTCAAGATGGACACAGATGGCAAACTTGGTTATGTTTTAAAATGCTGTGATGATGTATGCGAATGTGTTGCTATTGAAAAAAAACAACCATTAAAAGACCCTAAAGGTGGATTAACCGCTGCTGGCAGAAGGCACTTCAAACAAACTGAAGGGGCTAACTTAAAGCCAGGAGTTAAAGGCCCAGCCAACACTCCAGAGAAAATGCGCAGGAAAGGTTCTTTCCTTACCAGATTTTTTACCAATCCATCTGGTCCAATGAAAGATGATAAAGGTAGACCGACTAGGCTTGCTCTATCAGCTGCCGCCTGGGGTGAACCTGTCCCTCAAGATATGCAAGACGCAGCTAGGTTGGCGGCTAAAGGCAGAAGACTTCTTGAGAGATATAAAAACATGAAAAACAAAAGCTACTCTATTGAAGATGAAGAAGAGATTTTACTTGAATTATTGTTAGAACTAACATTACCTTTTGATGAAGATAATTTAAATGAAGATTTTATTGATATTGAATTGCAAAATGATGCAGATTATGATAATGTTAAACCTATGGAAAATTCATTGACAGATAATAAACTGTCTTTAATTAAGAAGTTTATCAATTGGCTTGCGCCAGAAGATAATTTAGGACTAGAAAAGTCCGAGCATAATACTGAAACTTCAACTGAAGTGGAAGTGGATGTCAAACAAGTGGAGGAACAAGAAATGGATATTGAAGTTCTTAAAGAAGCGCTTGGTTCAGTAATTGATCAGAAATTGACTGATTTCGCAACTTCCTTTAAACAAGAAGTTGAAGAGAATGTTAATGCAAAGATTGAAGAAGTAGCCAAGAGCGTAGAAACTCAGAAAGCAGAGTTGGCTGAGAAGTTGGAAGCAACTGAAAAAGCTCTGGAAGTTCAAACGGCAAAGGTTGAGGAGTTCGCTCAAGCTGGTGCTGTAAAGAAAAGCGTTGACTCAGAAGATGATGAAGATGTGCAACTGGTAAAGTCAGCACCTAAATCATTTTGGGGAAACATGTATTTGCCACAGGGTGTAATTAGCTCCTTGGGCTACAAGTCATAATAGGAGGAAATTACTATGGCAACACAAGAAGAAATCCTCGCTAAAGCTAACGAAGTAACTACAAGTGTCGTTGGCAATGCGTCAGGTGGTCTGCTTAATGCAGAGCAATCAAATCGTTTTATTGATTTCGTAGTTGATCAATCAAACCTCATGAAGAATTCTCGCGTTGTGCGCATGCGCACACCGACAATGGATATTGACAAAGTATCTGTTGGCACAAGGCTCATGTCAAAAGCTACAGAAGCAACCGATACCGGTTCTAATGCAGCAGTAACTTTTACAAAAGTTTCATTGTCAAGTGTCAAGCTTCGTCTTGACTGGGAATTGAGCACAGAGTCTCTTGAAGACAATATTGAAGGTGCTTCGCTTGAAGATCATCTTGCACAAGTAATGGCTCGTCAAACAGCTAACGACCTTGATGACTTGTTGATCAATGGCAATACATCGTCAAACAATGCTCTTCTTAAGGCACTTGATGGCTTTGTTAAGCTTGCTCTTGCAGGTGCAACTGTTGTTGATGAAGCAGGAAACAATGTTTCCCGTGCAACATACGACAGAGTTCTTCGTAACATGCCAACAAAATACCTGCAACGCCGAGGCGAACTTCGCTTCTTCTCTGGTGCAGGTGTTGTACAAGATACAGCGTTCAGCTTGCAGAATCCAAACTCTGCAACAGCCGCAACATCTGGCGCTCCGGCTCCAGGCTCAACATTTGGTGAGCAGGCGTTCATGAACGGTGCTATCCGTGCAAATGGCGGTCCAGGAGCAACTGGTCTTGCACCATATGGTATTCCATTGATTGAAATCCCATTGATGCCAGAAACTGTTGCCGGTGATTATTCGCCAACATCGGGTTCACATGGTTATGTAGCACTTACCTTCCCAAATAACAAGGTAATCGGTCTACACCGTGACATCACAGTGTACCGTCAGTTCCAACCAAAAACCGACACAATTGAGTACACTCAGTTTATGCGAGTTGCTAATAATGTTGAGAATCTTGATTCTTATGTTATTGCAAAGAACGTAAAACTTCGTACACTCTAATTTGAATTAGATATCAATTCATGGCGGGGCAGGGTAAAACCTCCCCGCCATAATTGTGTATAATTGATTTAATCATATATTGATGATAGGATATATAACATGACAAATAAAGATAACATTGTAAAAAGCGAAGATGTTGCACCGGTTAAAAAACAACCTGTAAAGAAAGTTATTAAAAAAGAAATTATTGAAGAAAAAGTTACCACAGATAACGAAGCAGATAGTGTTTTAATTTACTTTGAAAGTGGTGCTGGGTATGTTACAAAAAGCGGTTTAAAATTTTCAAGAGAGAATAAAATGGCAGAAATTTCTGCCGAAGAAGCCAATTTGCTATTAAGACTTCCAAACTTCCGATTACCTAGTGATGAAGAAAAAGAAGTGTACTATAATAGTCAGGAGGATTAACAGATGGCCGGCAATTTAACAAATTATTTAGAAAACAAACTCCTAGATCACTTCTTAGGAACAACATCATATACAATGCCAAGCCCAGTTTATGTTGCATTGTTTACTGCTGCTCCTGGTGATGCTGGTGGTGGAACAGAAGTTACTGGTGGTAGTTATGCTCGTCAAACAGCTGCGTTCTCTGCTGCTTCTAGCGGTGCAACTTCAAATTCAGCGAATATTGACTTCACCGGAATGCCAGCCGTTACGACAGTAGCTATTGCCATATTTGATGCTTCAACATCGGGCAATATGCTTGTTCATGGGACACTTACTACGAATAAAACAACAGATGCTGGAGATACTTTAAGAATTGCTACAGGCGATCTTGATATCAGCATAGATTAAGGAGATATCATGTTGCGAAGAGAATTTAATGGCGCAGTATTGCAAACAGCATTAGCTTCTTCATTGTCTAATTCCGCAACTTCTTTTACCGCAGTAGACGGTTCTACTTACCCAAGCGGCGACAACCCTTTTGTTGTAGTTATTGATCGCGGTGTTAGTGCAGAAGAAAAAATTTTAATTTCGTCTAGATCAACTAATGTTTTTACAGTATCTCAAAGAGGGTATGATGGCACAACAGCTGTTGCTCATAACTCTGGAGCACTTATAGATCATGTTCTTGATGCAATTACTATACAAGATATGAATACCACAACTTACGATAATGAAGTTTTAATGTGGATGGGGGTTTAAATGGCTAATCTAACACCAAAAAGTTTTTATATAGGAACTAGTTCTACGGGTTCTAATGTTTACACTACAGCTAATACTGTAGGAAATTATTCAATTATCAAAAACATTAACCTTTGTAATACAACCAGCTCTAACGCTGTGTGCAGTATTCATATTCTTGTAGGTGCTGCTTCCCCTGCGGCTAGTAATAAAATTTTGAGTAATGTTAATGTGTTGTCAAATAATGTTGTGTTCTATAACACTTCAGTAGTTATCCCGGCAAACAGTAAATTACATGTAGATCAGGTAACAGCTAATGCCGTAACATTCACAATCAGCGGTGTTGAATATGCCTAATCTTACCGACCAAACTTTAGTTGATGTAGCAGTTGTAAGCGGTGCTACTGTTTCAGCAAACCCGCCGGGTTCTGCTGAGATTGGTCAATTATGGTTTGATGAAGATATCGGTAAAACTTTTGTTTATTATGATTCTCAATGGGTTGAAATCGGTTCAGGTTCAGGAATCACTTCTGTAACTGTAAGTTCTTCTCCGCCAGCTTCTCCGATTGAAGGAGAAATGTGGTTTGATTCTGACACTGCTCAATCGTTTACTTATTATGATTCACATTGGGTTGAGTTGGGTGGAACAGCAATGGCTGCTCAAGT